TTATGTCAGTTATTAGAGTTACAGGCGCACTTGACAAGCACGTTATCTTTATCGCGCACGAAGACGTTCCCAAACAAGATGACATGACAGGAGCCTTAATGGTATCCATACGATATCTAAACCGAAAGAGGCCAATGACGCACCCGCACCCCCATGATGAGAGTTGCCCCCACTGTGACGTGGTGGACATCTTCCTCCAGTATGGTAGGGACGGGTGGGACCCGCACGAGACCGTGGAACTCATCTTCCAAGGTGTGGTGGCCCTCATCGCCGCATCGCCAGATCCCGTCCGTGCTGACATGATGATAATTATCTCAGAGAATATCTTCGATTACGTCGAACAAGCCCGTGGGGAGTTGATCGACCATAACGTGGATCACCAGATACAATGAAGATGGGCGCAACATACGGCGGCTTCTGGCACTCTTGGCCTGTCCGGCGGTTAGCCCGGCAAGTCGGGCACCTTAATAGTTGGCTTTGGAGAAAAAGATGGCGAAGAGACAGGCGCGTTTCTCCAAAATAGCACCCCGCCGATGTATGTGGATCGACGGCGAATACGCCAAGGACCCACTGTGCTGCGGCGAGAAGGTCCACAAGCACTCATCGTGGTGCAAAGCGCATTATGAACGGGTGTTCCTGCCCAAGAGAACGGGGGCCGGGGTACGGGTGAATTACTGGTACTCTTGACGTTAGGGCGCTTTTTGTATAGGTTTTGTACATGCACGACATCGCAATTATCAGAGATATAGAGAGGGACCTCGTGGCGCAAAACGTGCCCGGTCCCATGGACTTTATCCGGGAAGCGATAGACATCAGCCGCACAGCAAGAGCCGCAGTCCGGGCGATCCGGGAGGTTGACGACAGTGTGTTTGAGGCCGCAGGGATCGATCCCAAGTTCCACAAGGAGAACTTCATCAAGGTAATTGATGAAATCATGAAATCCTTATGACCCCGCGCCAGCACGAATGCCTGAACTTCATAAAGTCCTTTTGGTCCGAGAACGACTACGCGCCGTCTTTCGAAGAGATCAAGAATGCCTTGGGGGCTAAGTCCAAGTCTAGTGTCACTGGACTGGTCTCCAAGCTGGAGGCGCGGGGGTACATCCAGCGGATGCCTAACCTTGCCCGGTCAATCCGTTTGGTCGATGACGCCATTCCCCCAGTGGCTGACGCCGAACCGGATGTACCCCCCGTACCAGAAGAACCCCACAACCCATGGACATAGACATCGGTTTGTGATATCACGGAGTATGACCGATGTTCTTGTCGGTCCCTCCCTGTTAAACTTGCCCCGGACCTCGGTTCGGGGTATCTTTTTAGGATGGACTTAAGCAATATTCAGGATCGCATAGCGCGTATCCACGAATTGCCTATCGAAGAACAACGTGACATCCTCGCCACGGTGGATTTGCTCGACACCATCAAAACTCGCAACGCCGCATCCACGAAGTTTATTCCCTTCGTCAAGAAGGTCTGGCCGGGGTTCATTGAGGGCTACCATCACAAGATCATGGCCGACGCCTTTGAGAGGGTGGTGGCCGGGACGCTGAAGCGGGTCATCATCAACATGGCCCCGCGCCACACCAAATCAGAATTTGCGTCCCACATGTTCCCGGCGTTCTTCTTGGGGCACTTTCCCCACAAGTATGTAATACAAGCATCGAACACATCGGACTTAGCAGTGGACTTTGGACGTAAGGTCCGCGACACCATCAGCGATGATCTCTATCACGATGTATTTCCAAATGTTTCAGTCCATGCCGACGTGGCGGCGGCGGGTAAGTGGAAGACGACGGACAAGGGTGAGTATTTTGCGGTTGGTGTCGGCGGCACCCTGACGGGCCGTGGCGGCGATCTGATCATCATCGATGATCCACATAGTGAACAACAGGCCAAACAGGCCGAAACCAAGCCAGAGATTTATGACAGCGTGTTTGAGTGGTACACCTCTGGGCCACGGCAACGTGTCCAGCCGGGAGCCGCCATCGTGATCGTCATGACCCGTTGGTCGAAGAGAGACCTGACGGGGCGCGTCCTGAAGGCGGCGGCGGAGAACGAGACCGGCGAGGAGTGGGAAGTCATCGAATTACCCGCTATTCTGCCCAGCGGAAAACCGATCTGGCCTGAGTACTGGCCCGAAGAGGAAATTCTGGCGATTAAAGAGGAACTGCCGATCCCGAAGTGGATGGCGCAGTATCAGCAACAGCCGACAGCCGAAGAGGGTGCGCTGGTCAAGCGGGAGTGGTGGAAACGGTGGGAGAAACGCGAGGCACCATCGGTGGAGTTTATTATCCAGTCATGGGACACAGCGTTCGAAAAGACCCAACGAGCGGATTATTCGGCGTGTACGACTTGGGGCGTATTTTACCGGGAACACGACGACACCGGGCGGATGATGCCCAACTTAATATTGCTCGACGCATTTAGAGAGCGGATGGAGTTCCCTAAACTGAAGATCAGGGCGAGGGAGTTGTACGATCAATGGCAACCAGAGGCCCTGATCGTTGAGAAACGCGCATCGGGGTCACCGCTGATCTACGAACTGCGTGAGATGGGTATTCCTGTGTCAGAGTTTACGCCGTCGCGAGGAAATGATAAAATAGCTAGGGTGAACGCTGTGTCGGATTTGTTCGCAAGTGGTGTCGTCTGGGCACCCGAACATCGTTGGGCCGAAGAAGTTATTGAAGAATTTGCGGAATTCCCGGCTGGGGAACACGACGATTATGTAGACAGCGGCACTCAAGCCCTGTTACGTTACCGCCAAGGCGGCTTTATTCAATCGACGCAGGATGAGTATGAAGAAGAACTGCAAGAACTTCCTCTGCGGAAGTTTGATTATTATTAGGGGGCGTCATGGCCGTTGAGAAAGCATTAATCCCGTCTGACCTCGACATTGAGGGTAACGACCTTGAGATCGAACTCTCGCCAGAGGAACTGGACCTGTCGGAGGAAGAACTGGCCGGGATAGGGGAAGAGGAGCAAGAAGACGGCTCCGTGGTGATCGACTTCGACCCAACTGGCGCTGATATGAGCGACGGTGGGGACCATGATGCGAATTTGGCCGAGGCCCTAGACGACAAAGAACTCACCGCGATATCAAGCGAACTCTCCGAGGCGTATGCGGCGGATAAACTGTCCAGAGAGCCGTGGGAGAAGTCCTATATGAAGGGGATCACCCTCCTTGGGCTTCAGATCGAAGAGCGCAGCCAGCCGTGGGCCGGTGCCAGCGGCGTATTTCACCCCATTCTGACGGAGGCGGTGGTTAAGTTTCAGGCCGATGCCATGCTGGAGACCTTCCCGGCCTCTGGCCCCGTGCTGACGAGGGTTGCTGGCAAGTCAACACGCGAAAAGGACAAACAAGCCAAGCGCGTCCAGCACGACATGAACTATCAATGCACCGAAGTGATGACCGAATACCGTGGTGAACACGAACAGGCGCTGTTCCACCTAGCTATTGCCGGGTCAATCTTCAAGAAGGTCTACCAAGACACCACGCTGGGCCGTCAGACCTCCAGATTTGTGATGGCGGACGATTTTGTCGTCGGTTATGGCACCACAGACCTTCTGTCGTGCCCCCGCATGACCCACGTCATGAAGATGTACCCCAACGACCTCACCAAAGCCCAATATTTGGGCCAATATCGTGATATCGATGTTCCTGAACCCACCATTGAGTACTCCAAGGTGGACGAGAAGGAGGCTAAGGCCGCTGGGGAGACCCCATCAGCCGAGAAAGACGACAGGCACACCCTTCTAGAGATGCACGTCGATTATGATATACCGGGGTTTGAAGATTTGGATGACGACGGCGAATCTACAGGCATCGCTCTGCCCTATATTGTCACCATCGACAAATCCAGCGACCTCGTGTTGAGTATTTATCGGAACTGGGATGAAGATGACCCAATCAGACGGAAGAATGAATTTTTTGTCCATTATCCGTACCTTCCGGGGTTGGGTTTTTATGGTATTGGCCTTGTGCATCTGCTCGGTGGTATCGCTAAATCTGCTACGTCTATTCTCCGACAGCTTGTTGACGCCGGGACGTTAAGCAACCTCCCGGCGGGCCTCAAATCCCGTGGATTGCGGATTAAAGGCGACGATAGCCCCTTGCGGCCCGGTGAATTCCGGGATGTGGACGTGCCGGGCGGTGCCATCAAGGACAACATCACATTCATCCCCTACAAAGAGCCATCATCGGTGCTTCATGCGCTGTTGGGCCAAATCGTGGAAGAAGGCCGTAATATCGCCTCTATCGCGGACCTCAAGATCAGCGACATGAACTCCCAAGCTCCTGTGGGGACCACGTTGGCGATTTTAGAGCGTGGCATGAAGGTCATGTCCGGTGTTCACGCCCGTATCCACGCCGCCATGCGCCAAGAGTTCCGTTTGATCGCGGCTTTGGTCCGGGATCACGCCTCACCGGAATACGAGTATGAAGTCGAGGACGGCGCGACACGGGCACAGGACTATGATGACCGGGTGGACATCCTGCCGGTGTCGAACCCCAACGCCTCGACTATGGCGCATCGCGTTATGAAGCATCAGGCGGTCATGCAGTTGGCGGCACAGGCCCCACACATCTATGACCAAAAGGAACTCCACAGGCAGATGATCGATGTCATGGGTATAGAGAACCCCGACAAGATCATCCCGCTGGATGATGACATGAAGCCTATGGACCCGGTGGCCGAGAACATGGCGATTATGACCGGCAAACCAGTCAAGGCCCACGTCCATCAGGACCACGAGAGCCACATCCGGGTCCATATAGCGGCGTCTGAAGACCCCAAGATGTTGGCGATTATCAGCAAGTCTCCTGCGGCCAAGGCCATCGCGGCGGCTGGGGCGGCTCACATACAAGAACATGTGGCGTTTGAATATCGTCGCCAGATTGAGAAACAGCTTGGCGTACCGTTGCCAGAGTACGATGCAGACCTTCCGGCGGATGCCGAGGTCCAGTTGTCCAAACTGGTGGCCGATGCGGCGGACAAGCTCCTCAAGAAGGATTTGGCCGAGGCACAGGCTCAGAAGAACGCTCAAGCCCAGAACGATCCGGTCCTCCAGTTGCAGAAACTGGACGCCGAGACCAAGGCCAAGGA